AAATCATTTAAGGGTCGCGCGATCACAACTCTAGAACTCCTAACAAATTCAACACCTGCATTTCTAGATGAGCTTCTTGTTCAGATGGAATTTGCTTACGCAAAAGATACTGAAGAATTTGTAACAACAGCCATCCAAGGCGCAGGTACTCTTAACGCAACAGCACAGGCTAACTCAGCAACAGGTTTGCTAAGTTATGTATCAAGTGCAGCGGCAGCTGTTTATTCAGCATCACTTGGTTTTGCTCGCAACATGGTTGTTACACCAGAGCAATGGGCTAACATCATGTCATACAATGATGCTGGTCGACCAATTTACATCGCTGCAAATCCTCAAAATAATGCAGGAGCACTTTCACCAACAAGCTTGCGCGGTAATGTTGCAGGTCTTGATCTTCGTGTATCTCGTTACATGAAGGGTTCTGGTGGAGTAGGAACAGCAGATTATTCAATGGCTGTTATTAACCCAGATGCTTACACATGGTACGAGGGTGCTCGTCAGCAGCTTCGCACTAACGTTAACTCAGACGGAACAGTAGACATCCTGCTGTTTGGTCAGGGAGCACTTGCTACAAAGCTTGCAGCAGGCGCAAACTGGTTTAACCTAACCTGATAAATAGGTAATTAAGTCGCTCTAGGGGGTCGGTAGCCCTCCGACTCCCTAGAGTCTTTAGAAAGGAATAGGAATGGCACTTACAACAGTTTCAGAACTCCGCACAACCCTCGGAGTCGGTACTTTGTATACAGATGCCGTCCTTCAGGAAGTTTGTGATGCATCTGATGCAGTCCTGCTTCCAATGCTATGGGCACCTAAATGGTTCTCTGTTGCTCATGGCAATGTTGTGGGCACAGGCACTTTATACTTTAACGATAATATTCTTGATACTTTTTATGTTGGTCAAAGCGTAACAATCGCTAACTCAGGTTCTTCATATAACGGCACAAAGACAATTACAGCCGTAGGCGAATATTCAATTAGTGTGGCAACCAATCACGCAACAGCACAGGCTTATCATCCAATCTTCCCTTATGGATCTGTATCCACCACGACTTACACAGACTGGACAAACGACACAGCAGTCCAGCAAGCAGCTTTAATGATATCTGTTGAAATCTGGCAGGCGCGTACAGCCACCCTTTCAGGCAGTAACGCTGTCGATTTCCAGCCAAGCCCTTACCGAATGAGCGCACAGCTTCTCGCTAAGGTGCGAGGTTTGATCGCTCATGCACTAGATCCGCGCTCAATGGTGGGCTAATGCCTCCAGTAGCGATAACAACCCTGCGGACTACCTTAGCCACTGCGCTAGTAGATAACAATAAATATCAAGTCTTTGCCTTTCCTCCATCTGTTGTCCTGGCTAACTCTGTAATTGTGTCACCGGATGACCCATATATAACACCTACTAATAATCAACATATTGGCATTAGTCCTATGGCATCTTTCAAATTGCTGATAGTGGCGCCGCTCTTCGATAACGAGGGAAATTTGAACGGCATAGAAGATTTCGTCTGTGGCGTGTTCGCTAAGTTAGCGGCATCATCTTTAACGTATAATGTAAGCGCAGTAAGCGCACCAAGTATTCTTAATGCTGGATCGGGAGACCTACTCAGCTGCGAGATGTCAGTCAGTATCCTAACGAGTTGGAGTTAATATGTCCGAGTGGGAAAAAGAAAACGAAGCCTTCCTGAAGAAAATCGGGCAGGTTAGCACACCAGCACCAAAGCCAGTAACTAAGAAAGAAGAGGAATAATCTCATGGCTGTATTTCTAAATAACAATGTGGGCGTGAAGATTAACTCTGTTGATCTTTCAGACCACGTAACAGCAGTAACGATCAACCGCGTATTCGATGAACTAGAAGTTACTGCAATGGGTGACAGTTCACACAAGTTTGTAAAGGGTCTTGAGTCATCAACAGTGACTATTGACTTCCTTAACGACACAGCAGCAGCAAACGTATTGGCAACACTACAGGCAGCATGGGGAACCACAGTTACAGCTGTATTCCTACAGGCAAAGGGAACAGCAGTATCTGCTACAAACCCTCTTTACACTGTCTCAATCCTTGTCAATAACACAACAGACATCAATGGCGCAGTAGGCGATATTGGTACACAGTCAATTACATTTACATGTAACTCAACTGTTGCAGTAGCCACTTCAGGCACATTCTAAAAAACTAAACAAAGGGGCAAACCATGGCAAGACTAAAGATAGTTCGACTAGATGGAAGCGTATTAGAAGGCGAGATCACTCCAGCAGTGGAGTATTCGTTTGAGCAGTACGCTAAAAAGGGCTTCCATAAGGCGTTTCGCGATGAAGAAAAGCAGAGCGATGTCTATTGGCTAGCATGGGAAGTAACACGCAGGTCAGGTGAAACTGTTAAGCCTTTCGGGATGGACTTCATTGAGACACTTAAAAGTGTTGAGGTGCTTGACTCAGACCCTTTAGCTTAAAGCGCGATCAACCATTCACCTACTTAATCGCTCGCTTGAGCATTAGGTTGGGGATCGCGCCACAGCAGTTATTAGAACTAGATAAGACCATGCTAGATGCACTTCTGCAAGGTCTCAGAGATGAAGCAAAGGAGGTAGACGATGCCAGCAAGCGTAAAGGGCGGCGTTGAACTCCGCAAAGCCTTACGTAAGTTTGCTCCTGATCTTGCTAAAGAAACCCAGAAAGAATTAGGCGCGATCTTAAAGCCTATTACTGCTAAGGCTAAAGGCTTTATTCCTTCAACTGCTCCGCTAAGTGGTTGGGCTAATGCTTCAAGCAATGGTACATGGGCTAATCGTGCATGGTCATCTTCATCTGCCAAAGGTGGCATTGGGTACAAAGCAACACCATCCAAGCCAAACAATAAAGGCTGGCGATCATTAGCTCGTATCGTTAATGCCTCAGCAGCTGGTGCAATCTATGAAACTGCTGGTCGTAAAAACCCACAGGGCAGGCAGCAGGCTCCGCTGGCTAAAGTCGTTGCACCCGGACACAAAAACTTTGGAAAGACAATTCGCTCCGGTAGTAAAAACGAATCATTGAGTAACAATCCTCGCGCTGGACAACAATTTATTGAAGCCATGAATCAGCATGGGCAGATCGTTAATGCCTATGTTCGCGGTCAAGGTGAAAGAGGTCGCGCATCTCAAAAGATGAAAGGTCGCGCAATCTTTCGCGCATGGGCAGAAGATGGTGGCAAGACCACAGCTGCTGTTGTAAAGGCTATTGAAGAATCCAAGAAGAAGTTCGAAGCAGCGATGGGATATAAATAATGGCAGCCGATGTCAAGATAGATATTGCAGCGGAGTTCACTGGTAAAAAAGCCTTTAAGCAGGCTGAGACTGCTACAGATAAAATGTCCAAGAATGTTAAAAAACTGGCAGGCACTTTAGGTCTTGCTTTTGGTGGACAACAACTTTTGGCTTACGCTAAGGCTTCAGTTAAGGCAGCCGCAGCTGATGAGAAAGCACAGAAGCAACTAGCACTGGCTCTTAAGAATGTTGGGCTTGGAAGAGATGCAGCCGCTGCTGAGAACTTCATTCAGAAATTACAAAGCGAGTTTGGTGTAGTCGATGACAAGCTGCGCCCTGCTTATCAGGCACTAGCTGTAGCAACAGGAGACACAGCCCAGTCACAGAAGTTATTGCAGATCGCTTTAGATATCTCTGCATCAACTGGCAAGGACTTACAGAGCGTCACTGGCGCAATTACTAAGGCATACCTAGGCAACAACACAGCCCTAGGTAAATTAGGCGTAGGTATCTCCAAGGCTGATCTAAAGGCTAAGTCCTTTGATGAGGTAATGAATCAACTTTCTACTACCTTTGCTGGGGCTGCTACTGCCTCTGCTAATACTTTCCAAGGTTCAATGGATAAATTATCTGTTGCATCTGCCAACGTTCAAGAGATTATCGGCAAGGGAATTATAGATGCGCTTAAAGGTCTAAGCGATGACACTACAGTCGATGATCTTGCTAAGGGCATGGAAGACTTTGCTCTATTTACTGCCGATGCAATTAGAGGCGTAGGCGTATTATTAGAAGCATTAAAGAGCATCCCAGCAGCAGTTAATTTGCCTGGACTCAAGTTTGCTATGCAAGCGACTGGCTTAGGTATCTTAAGCAAGATCGGTGCGGCTGAAAGAAAGAAGCAAGAAGCAGCAGCTGCTCGCGCTATGAATGGGCTTGCTCACTTAGCCGAGTTAGAGTCTAGATACACTGCTACAACTCTTGGATTTAGCAAGAAGCTTACAGCAGAAGAATTAAAGCAACTCAAAGCCAAGCAGTTAAAGGCAGCCATCGATAAGGCTAACCTAGCCCTTGGCAAGGGATCTAACGTCTTTGACATGGAGAAAATCCAGTTAGCAGCAGCTGAGAAGAATGCAGCCGAGCAACTAGGAAAAGTAACTAGCCAAGCACAACTGCTACAGATTACTAACGACCTTGCTCGCCTAGAGGTCAAGCAGTCTATTCTAGATCTAGAAGATGCTATTGCATCCAAGGATGTTGCAGCCATAACTAATGCAACTAATAAACTTAATGCAGACTTAAAGATACTTGGTGTGCTCACCAATCAGGATCTTAAACTAAGGGACATCAAGTCCATCCTTGACTCAATCCTTCCGAAGGATCTAATTAACCTAGCCAACCTTAATCAGGCTATTGCTTTGTTAGGAATGATCAGTGGTGGCACAGCGACTAGTACCTCAGCAGTAGCAGGCACTGCAACAGGAACAGGCACTCCTTCACTCCTTGATGCACTAGCTGCTGGCAGTTTTGTTCCTATAGTCGGTGGTGGAGGCTATTCATCTACAGCAGGCAACTACGCCTCTAGCGGCTTTCCAGGGTCTGCTATGGGTGGTGGCGGTAACACAATTATTGTGAACACTGGCATCGGTGATCCAAACGCTATTGCTGAGGCTATTGACCAAGTGCTTACAGATGCAGCCCAGCGCGG